GCACCTAAGGCTGTGTTATTTACACCTGTAGTGTTTGATAATAAAGCACTTTCTCCTACAGCAGTATTATTACTTGCAGTTGTATTACTAGCTAAAGCACCTCCTCCTACTGCTGTATTTGCAGCACCAGTTGTGTTTGCTCCTAAACCTGCGTAACCGAAAGCAGTGTTATTAGAAGCTGTGGTATTAGCATCTAAAGCATTAGAACCAACTGCTGTATTTTGAGTACCTGTAGTGTTTGCTCCTAAAGCAGATGTTCCAACTGCTGTATTGTTACTTGCAGTTGTATTTGCGTCTAAGGCTAATACACCGATTGACACATTATCACTACCTGTAGTATTCGCACCTAAAGAAGCATACCCAATTGCTATATTATTATCACCAGTTGTATTGGCATCTAAAGCTGTACCACCTACTGCTGTGTTTTCAGAACCTTCAGTGTTTGCTCCTAAAGCTGCTCTACCAATAGCTGTATTATTTGAAGCTGTAGTATTTCCTGCTAATGCACTCCTTCCTACAGCAACATTATCTATACCAGTAGTATTTGCTGAATAAGAAAACTGCCCTATTGCAACTGATTCATCACCTGTTGTATTATTAAGCCCTGCTCTTTCTCCAATAAAAGTATTACTTGATGCAGTCGTATTAGAAGAACCTGCATCTTTACCTAAAAATGTATTAAAAGCACCTGTAGTAGTAGAATTACCTGTGTTATAACCAAAAGCAGTGTTACCACTAGCTGTAGTATTTGCTAATAAAGAGTTATAACCAACAGCAGTGTTATTAGCACCTGTAGTGTTTGCTAACATAGCAAGATGACCAACTGCGGTATTGTTAGATGCTGTGGTGTTTTCGCTTAAAGCACCATATCCTAAACCAGTATTGTTATCTCCTGTGGTGTTGACATCTAATGTAAAAGCACCAATTGCTGTATTTAATGTTCCTGTAGTATTATCATTTAAAGTATTATATCCAACTGCTGTATTACTGTGAGCTGTGGTATTAGCTGCTAAAGCACCTGAACCTATTGCTACAGATTGACGACCTGTAGTGTTTGCTAGTAAAGAGCTATAACCAACAGCAGTGTTATTTGCTGCTGTAGTGTTTGCTTTTAAAGCACCTCTACCAATTGCAGTATTGTAAGATGCTGTTGTATTATTTTCTAATGTTGACCTACCAACTGCTACATTACTATTACCTGTAGTGTTATCAAGCAAGGCTAGAGAACCGATTGCAGAATTATTATTACCTGTAGTATTAACATTTAATGCTCCATAACCGAAAGCTTCGTTGTTATCTGCTGTAGTGTTAGCAGCTAAAGATAACGAACCTACTGCTGTGTTTTGAGTACCTGTAGTGTTTGCTGTAAGAGCATCATGTCCTATTGCTGTATTATTTGAAGCTGTTGTATTTGCATCAAGAGCATTATGTCCCATAGCAACATTATCAGTACCAGTCGTATTATCATACATTGCTCTTCTACCAACAGCAACATTATTACTTGCAGTTGTATTTGCTTGTAATGCATTTTCACCGATAGCAGTATTAGCATTTCCTGTAGTATTTACTCCTAAAGAATTATGTCCTAGAGCAACATTATTATCTGCTGTAGTAATTGCATCACCTGCTAGTCCACCGATGAGAGTATTGAGTGTGCCTGTGGTTACTGCTAGACCTGCACCATAGCCTACTGCTGTGTTGTAAGAATCTACGGTAGAAGCGTTAGTTTGATTCTTTAGTGCCGTTACACCGATAGCTACGTTTCTGTCTCCTGCAACTTCGGCACCTAAAGAGTCATAACCTACTGCAACATTACTGTTTCCTATAGTTAAAGTATCACCAGCTAGTCCGCCTATAAGGGTGTTGACTGTGCCTGTGGTTATTGATAAACCTGAGTTGTACCCAACTGCAACATTGTAATTACTGTCAGCATTATTTTGATTTTGTAAAGAAAAGTCACCTATAGCAACACTTCTATTACCTGTATCTTCTGTAAACAGAGCTTTATAACCTAATGCAACATTATTATCACCTGTAGTAAGAGCAGTACCTGCTTCATCACCTACGAGGACATTAAAATTACCACCGCTTGTAATGGAGTTACCTGCGTTAACACCTGCTATAAAGTTAGAAGTTCCTGAAGTGTTAGTAGACATACCATCACTTACGATGATTCCTGTAACGTCTATGCCTGTTGAGGTTGTTTCAAATTTTGTTGAGTTATCAAATCTTAACTTACAAGCACCATCATCTGCAAAATGTGCAAATACTTCGCCACCGTCTCCTTTTCTAAAATATATATTAGAAGAACCTTGTAAATATAAGTCTCCAGTTCCAGTATCTTGAACAAAACTATTACTACCATCATGATATATCTGTAAATCTGAACCTGCTCCAAAGATAGCTTTAGCATTGTCAGCAAAAGTTGCATTACCTGCGTGAGCTGTTGTAGATGCAAAGTCTACAGCACCATCTATATCTACTACGTCAAGGTTAGTAGTTCCGTCTACGTCTATATCGCCTGAGATGTCTAAAGAAGCTACTACAGCAGTGCCTGTAAGTGTAGGAGCAGTTAGTGATTTGTTTGTAAGAGTTTGTGAGCCTGTAAGAGTTGTTACTGTACTATCAATTGCTAAAGTAACTGCATTACCTGTTGCAGAACTATCAAGACCTGTACCACCTGATACAGTCAATGTTTCACTATCTAAGTCAATTGCAATAGTTCCACTGTCTGTTGTAATGTCTAAGTCTTCTGCAGTAATTTGTGTATCTACATAAGCTTTAATACTTTGTTGAGAAGCAATACCTGTAGCACTGTTTGAAGACATGTCATCTTCATCAAGGAAAGCTTTACCGTCAAGTAGGTTTAACTCTGCTGCAGTGGATGTTACTCCGTCTAATATGTTTAGTTCTGCAACTGTTGAAGTAATACCATCAAGAGCGTTTATTTCTGCTGCTGTAGCTGTAACACCGTCAAGGATGTTAAGTTCTGCAGTTGTTGCAGTTACGCCATCTATAAGGTTTATTTCTGTCGCAGTGGCTGTCACACCATCTAAAATATTTAGTTCTGCGGCTGTACTTGTAACTACTGTACCATTTATAGATAGTGCATCTGTTTCAAGTGTACCATCAACATCTACATCGCCACTTACATCTAACGAACCTGCATCAAGTTCTCCGGAGATAGTAATGTTTCTACCACCTGTAATGTCTTTGTTAGCATCTGTGATAATTGCTTTACTTGCTATAACAGTTCCGTTAGTTATACCATCTATAAGATTAATATCTGCTGCACTAGCTGTAACGCCATCTAAGATGTTTAATTCTGCAGTTGTACTAGTTACTCCATCTAATAAATTTAATTCAGCAGCAGTGCTTGTAACGCCATCTAGGATATTTAACTCGTCTGTAGTTACTGTAGCACCATCTAGTATTTCTAGTTCTGCTTCAGTTATAGTAGCACTACCGATTACAAAGCTTGTACCAGTAATAGCTGTACCTGTAATAGCTGCAGCACTTGAACCACCAATAACAGCACCATCAATAGTACCACCATTAATGTCTGCTGTATCAGCTACAAGGCTATCAATGTTAGCTGTACCGTCTATGTAAAGGTTTCTCCACTCTTGTGAAGAACTACCTAAGTCATAAGCGTCATCATCATCAGGGATAATGTTTGAATCAACATCAGCACCAAAGACAACATTGTCAGTAGCTGCATCACCCATAGTGATTGTACCACCGTTAAAAGTAGTTGTACCTGTAACTGTTAGATTACCACCTACTGCAACATTACCAGTTGTAGTAACTGTATCTATGTAAGCATCTTTAAATCTTAAACCTGTTGTACCTAAGTCTACATCACTGTCTGTAACAGGAACTATAGCTCCATCTGCTATGTATAATTGTTGTACAGAAGAACTTGATACGTCTACCCAAAACTCTATATGGTCATTGGTACTATCTATTAAAACTTTGTTAAGAGGAGTAACAACTCCTGCATCACCAATAAGACCTATAACTGGTCCTTCTGCAGCAGTGCCATCATGTTTATGACCACCTGTATTGCTAAAAGCATTTAAAACTTGGTTGTACTCATTATTAAATAATGCAGCAGTGATTGTATCTCCGTCTGCGAATGTACTTTGTCTTGTGTAACCTGCCATTGTGTTTATCTCCTACCTGATGGAATGTAATCTATGTATAGTCCGTTTATTGTGTATGGTGCGTTTGTATCGTTTGTTAATATTCTAAAGCTATTAGAGTAACCACTACCTTGTAATGCTAACCTAACTAAAGGCTGTTCAGATGCTCCAAACTTTGCAGTGCCAAATAAAGCACTACCAAATATTGATGGAGCTGGTACGCTGTCTAATATATAATCTTCTGGTTGTGGTGTTTCGTTACTGTCGTAATCAAATCTAATTCTTACTGAAGGCTGTACTTCATTTTCAGGACCTATTGAAAGTTTAACGTAGTGTAAAGTTTTTAAAGTTCCAAAGTCTCCGTAATCATAATCAGGTGTTTGATATCTTGCATCTATTGCAGCACCATCAAAATCATCACCTGAGTTATGTAAATAAACATAACCATTTGTATCACCATGATAATATTTTTCAATACCTTGAGTATCAAATCCTGAACCTATAGCTGTAACTTCCATACCTAACATTTCAGACCATTCAAAACCATTAGGTCTTAATGTACCTATTATACCTTTCTGTGTAACATTTGTCAAGTCTGTATCACTATAAAATAATCTATATTGTGATTTTTCTCTTAATACTACACTACTTATTGTATAGTCATTGACATTTTGTGCTAGTTCTGTTATAATAGGCTGTATTGATTTACTAACTGTACCTAACTCAACGTCACCAATTCTTGATGTACCAGCAACTGTTCTTAAACCATCAGGTGCTAAAAATATTAAATCACCACCAATCTCTTGAATACTGTAGCCACTTAAACATCCTACACTTTCAGCAACAGGTACTACTGCTACTGTACTTGAGTTATTAATGTTTATAAGTTTATGAATACTGTTTTCACAAAATATAAATAAATCTGTACGGAAACCTTTAATACCTACTATCTTATCTGATATAGTTACTGCACCTGCACCAGTTCCTGAAAAAGATGTAGGGTCATTATTAACACTATAGTAAACTGTATTTTCATTATCAGTTACACCAGCAGCTATTAAATGATGGTCATGGGATGTAATAAACTGTACACCTTTAGTACCTGTAACTGTTATCTCTTCTGTAAAGTATGTTCTTGTACTTAAAGCTCCTGTACCTTCCATTCTAAAACTAAAAGGTTCATTAACACCATCAGCTATTATTATAGTTCCGTAATCTTGTCCAGCACCTTCAAACATTGCAAACTGACATTGTCCTTGTCCAGTTCTTGCTGCAATACTTTTACCTGTAAAGGTTGAATAGTTATCTCCACTACCTGCAGATAATCTATTTATTGTTACCCATGTAATACCGTCTTGTGTAAAGTATATGTTAGTACCTGCAGTAACTACAACACCATCTGCATAAGGTTGAGTACCTAGTATAGTTGTTACACCACCTGTAGGTTGAACTGCATCTCCTGCACCAAACTTACTAAAACCATTAATACGTCTATATCCACCTTCAATAGATACTTCAAAGTTTTGTAAAACTGTAGCAACTCCGGGTGTACGTAACAAGTCTATTGAGTTAGCTGATGTTACTAAGCCACCTGCACATGCTACGGTAAAAGGTTGTGAACGTGCCATATTTTAAAAGTAAGTTCTATCGTCTGTCATATACTTTGGAGCTGGATTCATTAGGTTTGATTTCATATACTTCATACCTTTTTTATAATCATCCAATGCGAAAGCTGCTTGTTGTGGGCTTTCTTTAAACTGCCAAATGTAATAACGACTTCTAGCTGTTATTATATTACTGTACTGCTCTGGTAAAGTGATTGTGTCATCATAAGCTGATAACGCAGTCGGTCTTACAAAAGCATAAAAGTGTATATTATAAACCTTATCAGGTATTGGACTTAATCCAAACTTTCTATTGTCAGGAGACTTAATAACAAATCTAGGCTCTCCATGATTTTGAGTATCTGCATCGTCTGCATTCTCACTGTCTCTGTAGTATCTTGTCCAGTCTGTATTCGTAAGAAACTTTAAACCTTTAGAGACATAAGGTGTTGTTTCTCCACTTACGTTGATTGTTGTAACATAAAAGTCATCCCAATCTATTGATGAGTAGTCTGTAGTGATACTAGAACTATCAGACTTAAGAGTGTACCATCTTGTTCCTGCAACTGTAGCAACTGTTACGTTACCATAGAAAGGGTCAGTGCCTCCACTAGCTCCTGCAGAAAAGAATGGAAGTTGTGGTTCTTCGTTGGCTATATCAAATATAGATTTATTGATACTATCTTTAACAAACTTTTGAATACCTGTAGCGTTTGTAAAGTTTGCAGCAGTTAATGGAACTTCATTGAGTTCTCTTAATACTTCGTTTGTTATGTCAAGATATGTTGTAGCCATAATTATTTCCTAGCTTTTTCTTTTGCCTTTTTACTTAAATCTTTAAAGTGAACTAAGGGCTTACTTGTTTTTGTATGTGTTTTGTTAGTGTGTAATTTACCGTTAGGCATCTTATGATAAGAACCGTTCCACACAGTCCCATCTTTTAAATAATGTTTAACTCCTTTAGCCATTTTTAATTAGCTGGAGCTTTAGGACATTCTCCATGACCATACATAGGTTGAGCTGAACCGCCTTTAGCATATTTCATTCTACCACCACCCATTTTTTTATTTCTAGGTTTCATGTTATACATTCCACCACCCATCATTTTTTCTCTTTTTTCTTTTTCGTATTTCATTTTATCTTCCTATTAAAAAGTGGAGGAGTCCGAAGACTCCCCCGAGTTTGACAACTTAGTCAATTACGTAGAACGCACTTACTAAAGCATCATCTCTAAGTACTTTCGCACCATAGACATGTAAGCCTCTTACTATATCACCAAATGATGATGGGTCTCTCAACACTTCAGTTGAAAGAATAGTATTAGCAGTAGCAGTTGACGACATGTGACCAGCCATACATTTACCAGTAGCGTTAGATGTAGCAGCAACATTGTTAGATTTGTACATATCAAATCCTCTTAGTTTACCACTTGATACTAAACCATTTCTGATAGAACCTTGTCCAGCGTTAAAGTCAACAGACATTAACTTGGAGTCAGCTTTAGCTAATTCTTCATAGAATGAAGGAGGAGCTACGAACCATCTACCTTCTTCAGGTACATTTTGCTCGTCTAATAGTTTAGCGAATCTCGCCATAAGGTCAATAGCATCTACACCAGTTCCGTCTGAGCCTAATAGGTCTACAGAGTTAGTAGCGTGTCCTAATGTTGCGTCAGCAGTTGCACTGTCTGAACCAATGATATGGTCAGGTGATGATGCAGAGCATCCAGCAAACATAGTTGCTAGTACAGCAGCATCATATGCATCTTTAAGAGCATACGCAGCAGATGATGAAGCTACTTCTTTGAAGTTGACATGTGACATTTTGCTTTCGATATCATCTACGATGAATTTAAAAGCTTTAGCACTATCAACAACAAGAGTTGTTTCAGCATCAGTTAGTTTAGTTGCAGTTGTGTCAGAACCTCTTGTATAATCAGATACAGAGATTACTGGTTCACCAATGATTTTTACAGAGTCTCCAAAAGCAGATATCTCACCGGCATAGTCGGTGTTAGTAATAGCTTCAACTACACTTGCCTTTCTAAAGAAGTTTAGAACTTTCTTAGAGTATACGGAAGGTAGGAAGAAACTATTAGTTTGTCCACTTACGGAGTTTGCAAAGTTTGCATTAGTATCAGTTGAGGGTTCAAAAAATTGAGCCATGATATATTTCCTTTAAGTTTTAATAGTTATTTTACGATTCTGCCAAACTGCATTGCTTCTGATATTTCACTTTCGTATTTATCAAATTCTGCAATACTCATAGCAGCAATCTCCTTTTCAGACCAAACCTTTTGTTGATTAGGTTCTATACTTTTTGTTTTAGTAGAGACCATGTCAGCAGCAGATTTTCTAGTCTGTTTAGAATTTGACTTAGTCTTAGTAGGTTCAATTCCAAAATCCTTTTTAAACAAGTCTAAAGCACGTGAAGCTAAGTCAGCATCAGAAGCGTTTGAGTATATCCAGTCTTGGATAGACTTAGGCTGTTCTTTTGCCCAACTATGAAAATCGTCACTGTTTCTGATATCTTCAAAATCAGGATGTCTTTCATTTAACCTTTTTTCTGCACTTTGTCGTACTAATTGATTTTCACGTTCTTGGAGTTTACTAAGGCGTTCTTCTAGAACTTTTGCTTTAGTCTCAGATTGTAAATGAGCAACTGTTTCTACGACTTCGTAAACATCAGGATAGTTATTTTTAAACTCTTCTAGTTCTTCTGGAGATTTAGGAGCTTTGTATTCGGTTCTATTACTAGTAGCCTCTTCAATTAACTCTTGTTCTCTAGATTTAAACTCGTTAAGCTTACTATCGTAATGCTTTTTTAAATCATCATATCTTTTTTTATAATCTGGTTTCTTATAAGGAGTATCCAGATTTTCTGTTCTAACATTATCTGTAGATTTAACTTCAGTTATGTCATCACTATCAAAGAGTTTATTCTTTTCAGAAGGCTCTTCAAAATATAATTGATTAGCAGGGGTAAAAGGTTTATCTTCTACGTGGTAATCTTTCTTTGCGTTATAAGGATTCGCTTGTTCTTCCTGTTGGACTGTATTAGTCATTTTCTATTCTCCTACTCAGGGCTTGTTTCACAAGGTAGCTCTATGTCGACTAGAGGGCTTGTTTGTAAAGGTAGCCTTTCGGTTATTAATTTGATAAAGTGCCTACGCTAATAGGGTGGCTTTATCGTTAGTTTGTTTAGCTTCTTACGTAAGGCTGATATTTAATCATGTTTTCGTTTATAGCTTCTTGTGTTGGGTCTGGAGACATGTCCATTCCTAACAACGCATCAGCTTGTACGTTTACATTATTATCTTCAGGCATTCCGCCTTCAGCTAAACCTTGTCTTTCATCTGCATTTGCTTCAGCATCTTTCATCATAGACATTAAAGTGTCTTCTCCGATTTCTTCTACAGCTTTTGCAGTAAAGACAAATTCTCCGTCAGACAACCTAGCAGGTATACTGTCAGAGACTCCTGAACCCGGACCTTCAACAGGACCAGACCCAGCAAATTCTTGAGCAACATCTATTATCTTATCAAATAACATAGATAGTTCCTCGTCTTGTTCTAGTTTGGAAGTTAGCATATCTTCTTCTTCTTCGCTTAATGCTTCTTCCATTATAAATCTTGTGTAGTTATCTTCCATGTTATCATCAGATTCCATTTCAGATTCCATTGGCGGTGTCATGACCATTAACATTTGGTCATCTATTTCTCCACCATCTTCGTAACCCATACGTTCAACAACTTCTGGTGCTTCTTTTCTTAAAGCTTCTATGCCCGGACCACCATCTTTCATTCCGTATCTGTCTTGGTCTAATATTCCACCTTCAGCTTTATTAGCTCTTACTTCTTCTACTACTTTAGTAGCTTTATCTTTTGTATCTTTTTCTTTTATTGCATTTTCAATATACTCTGAAGTATATTTATCAAGCCCTAACTGTTTTGCAATTTTAGCTTGTTGTCTAATTTCAGATTCTACAAATTTATTTCTATCTTTAGTTTTAAATTTTTTACCAAGTCCTGTATAAGTTTCTTGATTGACACTGTGCATTTTATCTATAAACTTATCAAAACGAGCAACATAATCTTCTTGTAAATTAGTACCTTGTACAGTTTCTCCTTCAGAGTAACCGTATCTTTTTTTATCTTTTTCTAACATTATCCCTCTTCCTTTCTATTAATTGCTTCTTTAACCTGCTTGTCCAGTTGCTCCAGCCTGACCAGAGAACTCACTCTCCCCTGCAACCGGTACATTTCCTGTTCCGATGTTGCCACCGCCAGTGCCTGTAGCTCCAAGTTCTTGAGGTTGTTGAGGTACTCCTTCAGGTCCGCCCATTGGGGGCTGTTCACCACCGGGTTGAGCTTCCTCGCCATTTGTTTGTCCAGCATTTTGCATTCCTATTATTTGTGCCATCATTGCAGCTTCTTCAGGGTCATTGAGTATTTCATCAGGGTCTAAATCTAAGCTGTAGGCAAGTTCACTAACGAGTTTAGAAATTTTAACAAACGGAGCAATAGCAGGACTTTGTGCAGTTTGTAAGAACATAGTAAGTCTTTGACTTCTAACTTCTTTCTGCATCAAGCTATTTGTTCCAGTAGCCTTAACTTCTAAATCACCTTTAACATCCAACTCATCTTCTAAGAATTGCATGTTCCACTGGAAGTAAGACTCCCCTAGTGGCTTTAATAAAAAGTCATCAAGGTTTTTGATAACTGTTTTAATATTTAAACTTGATGCTCCAAGTAACATAGACATACCAGAAGCAGTCCTTGTCATACTTTGAACACCTGTCTGACCGTGTGAATAACTAGGTATACCTGTTTGTTCATCTGCAAGTTGTCTAAACTTGTCAAACATCATTAAGTTTTCTTGTGATGTATTAGGAAATTTTAAACCGTGTATAGCTTGTCCCGGCATTCCAGCTTGTCTTCTAAAGACTTTACCCGGATATATTTCCATTGATTGTCCACCTACTAGGGCAGACTCATCTACATCAAATACTAGAGAACCAGACATTGCTAAGTTATCTATAGCCATTCTTGCATGACCGTTCATAATCTGTTGTGAATCATCCATGTTCTCTGCTACACCAATACCAAAGAAGTTATAAGGATTTCTTTCGTATGGGAAAGCGTTGTATGGTATTCTATATGGAGTAAATGGATTGAGTACAGCCCTTAACAAGTAAGTACCACATGTCCATATGTTTACTTGTACTTCATCTAGGTCATCAACAGTGTCGGGTAAGTCGATTCCTACTTCTCTTGCGTACTCTGCATCCATCATTCCCCAGTATTCTAAGACTTCATAACTACTATTAACATCTTCGTCACTTCTAGCATCGTCTTTTAACTGGCTTTCAAAATCTTTCTCTACGTAATTAGCACCCATCTGTATTGCACTACGTATTGCATCATCGTCAAAGTAAGGCATATTTCTTAACTGTCTTAATTGACTTCTGTTCATTTTGTGTCTGTGTATAACGAACTCACATTCTTCCATGTTAGTAGCGTTAGGGTCAGGATAAAAATCCCAACAACTTACAAACTCTATTCTAGGTACTCTAACTTCTAATGGATTATAGGTTCTATTACCTTCTTCGTCTGTATCCCACTTGTGAAGTTTTTTATTAAAGTTAAAAGGTCCTTTTACAATCCCTGTACCAAGTAAAGCAGATTCTAAAAGAGCATTTCGTAATTCTGAGTTTCCATTTGATTCTTCAATCTGGTCATGGATAAGTTTTTCCATTCTTCTTGCAGCTCTTTGTGCAGGAGATACTTCAATATTTTGTGGTATAGGACTTACGCCATCTTTAAGAATACCAGCTTCTTCAGCTTGGTCTTCAAGACTATCTTCAAAGATACCGTTATAAAAACTTGCACCGGGTTTTAAAGTTCTACCATCTCCTTCGTAACCAACATCATATGGATTATCTATTCTGTTTCCTATGTCATCTGGTATTTCAGCTTCTGATGTTTCTAAACCGGGTGTAGGACTAGCTGTATCAAGATGTGCAAAGTTTGTTTCACCTTCTGCTATTTTAGTTTCAGTAATTCCTATAGGGAACTTACCTGTACCAAAGATAACATCAACTAACTGTCCAAAGGCAGCTAGTACTTTAGTCTTAGTAACTTTTACAAATACTCTAGACTTTTCTGATTCTCTAAACTTAACACTTTTAGCATAAAGACCTCTGTAGTTCTCATATGCTTTTAACCAACGAGTCTCATCAGTCTGTCTAGCTTCTTCAGCTTGAGCATAACGTCCTTTAATGATACCAATAAGATTTCTTTGTTGGTCTTCTTCTAAAGTTAATTGAACTCCAGACTCACCTTCTACTTCTTGATAGATGCTATCAGCGTTTAAAAATGTATTTCTATCTTCTGCCATATTTTTTAATAACCAAAGGTTGAGTCTACTGGTCTATACATGTCACGTTTTAAACCTCTTATACGTTCTAATGGGCTTTCCATTCTTGGTCTGCTCATTATCATATAACGTAATGCATCATATGCGTGGTCTGAAGCTTTCGTATCTACATCTTCAGGGTTAATTTTAGATAACGGTATAGACTGTAATTCTCTTATTAAGTTAGGACATGTATTAAATATCTGTAACTTAGGTCTACCATTCTCTCTAACCTTTAAATACTCGTGTATTTGTATTTTACCTTGTATTCTATTCTTATCGGCTCGTCTTAACTTATGACCAGCCTTAACTAAACTTTCTCCTACAGTTGGACCAGTCGTTCCTGTGTTTGCCCATGCTGCAGTATCTAAAACCCCATTCACTGAAAAAGGGTCTTCTGTCTCCATATCAGTTATTATAGCACCTAATTCTTCTCCTGTCAAGCCTTTTCGGTATAATTCTCTATATATTATTAAAGTATTGTCGTTTATATCCATTATTCCCCACAAACAACAAGATTCTGCAGCGTATCCATAGTCAACTGCTTTGACTCTTTCCCAATGTACAGGCAGTTCAAATGGTGTAATAATATGTTTATCAGGACTGAACTCTACGAATGCAGCTCCTTCAGCTACATCCCAGTTACCTTCAAGCAACTGTCTACGTTGTATAGGTGGTAATGACTTAAGCATCTGCTCATATATACCGTCTTCTGCTAGATAAGGGTTATCAGCTAACTTAGCAGGAATAAACTTACGTGTTAATCCATCTTTACCTAGAAATGATTTGTTGGCTTCGTTTGGTTCTATGTATCTTTTCTTTACCCAATTAGAACCAACACCACCGGGGTTAGCAGTACAGCGTAAGTACGTTTGTATTTCTTTGTCTGTTGTTCTAAGACGTGAAGCAAGATAGTTCCAACTGAACTCTGTAGGTAGATGGGTTATCTCATCAAACCCTATCCAGCTATATGCTTGTCCTTGATATCTGTATACGTCTGCATCTCTCTCAAGGAAACCAAACTCAACCTTTGCACCGCTTGGAAAGTTCCAAAGCTTTTCTACTTCTCTAAACTTAGCACCGGGAAATGCTTGTGGATATAGTTCACGAGACTTATCAATCATCTCTCTTAGTTCTGGCATAGACCTTCTAAGTATTAAGGCTCTGTGTGCAGACCTGTGTGCATATCTTAATGGGTCAACAATCATAGCATATGACTTACCACCACCAGCAGCTCCACCATATAACACATCTTTTTCACCAGCAGCAAGGAAGTCTGTCTGTGGTCCTTCGTTAGCATGGAAGAATACATGATGATTATCAAGTACTTCTTTTACAGCTTTAGGTAACGTATCTAAATCACTTTCTGTAACAATACCTTCTTTAGTATTGTCCAGCTTTTCAAGTGTAGTCTTTTGTTTTTTGAATGACTTCTTAGCGTTGTTGAGCTTCTGCTCTAGCTTTTGAATATTCTTTTGTTTACGGGTAATAGTTCTACGTGCTGCATCTTGTGCATCTTTAGGAGGTCTACCACCTTTTTTACGAGGCGTACCATCTTTGTTCTTTACAAAATTACCTTCGTTATCTTGCAAGTAAAGATGAGGGTTCAGTTCCCAATCTTTCGCTTCGTAATCCATATTTTTTATCTATGTGTTTTTTTAATCCGGGAGCAGACATGCGTCTGTCAGTTTTATATTCTAACCAATCACATGCAGCTTGTAAAGATATCTCTTCATTAACTACCATGTTCTCTGCAATCTGCAAAGCTTCTAACTCTTCTTCAACAGGTTTTAAAAAAGAACTAGCTTCTTCAGATAACTGATACCCAAAAGGTATAGTTGATGTAGCTCTTTTTATATATCCTTCTTTCATTTTACTTTTCTGTAAGCTCTTGTTTTTCTTGCAGTTTTCTTTGGTTGCTTACTGTGCTGCTTTCCTTTTTTAGTATCTTCTCGTTTTTTTCTAGTTGATTCAGCATACTCTTTAGAAGATAGTGCCTTAATAGCTTTCTCTGGGAGATACCTTTCCCCCGTTTCTGCCGACTTCTTACCACTCTTGGTACGCCATTTTTGTTTTGTCCAAGCCCTAAGACTTCTTTGACTTTCTTTTAGTGACATTTTTCTTTGGTGTTAAACACTTCTTAAATAGTTTTGCATAAACTTTGTTTAGCTCGTTCATCATCTTTATCATAAATTCTTTAATCCTTTTCATATTACTTATAGCCTCCCCCTTTGGCTTTATATTCTTTTGCAAGGAGCTGGGCTTTTCGAGCTGACCATTGTCCGGCTTTACCACCTTTAGTACCGGCTTTAATCTTCTCGAAGAGCCTCTTACGCATAGTCGGTTTTGTATAATTACCGGCTTTATTCACGGTTGATTTAGCTTTCGTTTTCTTTGTTGGCATCTTTCTTTCCTCCAAATATTGCATCCCAGTTATCTCTATACTGTTTTGAATGCACATTAACTCTAGGTGCAGAACCTTTACCACCGTCTGAAGGTTTGTAAAGTCTACCCTTATTCTTCTTACTAGACATAAGGACAGGCTTTTCGTTGCTACCTAATTGTGCCATACTACCATTTAACCTTATCAGCCCAGTATGCTGCAGACATTTTGCCTTTAGCAATGTTCTTACCGTGTCTCGCTTTAAAAGACTTTCTCTTTGCTTTCATTCTAGCTGACTCACCTGCTTTAGGTTTACCAGCAGTCTCAGCACCTTTTTGACCAAACCTAATAGTCTTTATCTTATCACCTTCTTTAGCCACAACAATGTGTGACTTCTTAGGATGACTAGGTGTTCTCTTAGGTTTGTTAAACCCAGATACTCCTGCTCGTTTTAATCTACTATCTTTTTCTTTAGCCATTTTAATGTACCGTTTTCTTTTTTAGTTCTGTTTCGTGTTCTAGTTCTTGGATTTCTCCTAACACTAACAACCCATATTGTATTGCTATTCTATTTGCTTCAGCAACTGTATGTGCTTTAATGTATGGACCTATTGCAGCTCCATCTTCATTAACGTGTTCAGTTATCCAAAGTTTCATAACTAGCATCCTCTGCTTCTATATCAATCGTATGCTTTTCTGGTAGTATAAAGATACCGCCACTAACATTATGATTAATATCTACTTTATCCGTCTTAACAACACCAGCCCTATCTAGTATCGTCTGTGCAGCTTGTAACTTATTGTTAGCTTGGGGAACAGGCTTATCTGATTTCATTATATCTATAAGCTTGAATGCTGCTGTTGGGGCTTCCCTTGCAAGTACGTCACTGGCTAAATCCACTACTTCGTTTTTAAGTGCTTTTAATATTTGATAGTGATTGCCTGAATACCCTGCAAGTTCGGCTGACTTTTTGAAATCCCCACCAGTGTCTACTAAGTGATTCAAGAATGCTTCTTGTTTCTCAGTTAGGTTTCTCTTCTTTTCTGGTAGGTAACTCATGCTTATATTATAGTCATACTTTACAAGTTTGTCAAGTCTTTTAACATATTTTAAAGTATTTGCACAAAGTACTTGACAAAATTGAAAAGTATGTGTATAATAAAGTTGAAAACGTCCCCAGTTTTAAATACCTAATATAGCCCCATCCTAACCTAACAAATATTTATCAATCATACTTCATAATCCCCATAACTTGTTATAACAAACTTAACAAATACTAGGGGTTATTCTGTGTTGTAAAGTATATAAAAGCTTATCACGTTTTTAAAGTTTTAAAGCTTTATAAAGCCCAACTGGTTAATACCACTATTGGGTAGAAATGTATAAGATTTATATATATACCCACCCACCCCCCCTGTACCTCCTGCCCCCCTACTTTAAAAACTTATCCACAGGATATCAACAGCTTATCCACTTTAAAAGTGTGTCATGTATAACCTGTGGATAACTCTGTGGATAACTTTACAAGCTTTTAAAGTCTTTAAAAGTGTCATACTCCCCTTTAAAAGTGTCATACCTTTTCTAGTTAATGCCACGTGAAAAGTGTATAAAATTTATACAATTTATAAACTGTACAATTTTTATACAACTTTAAAAACTTCATAAAACTTATATCTACTTATAACCAACACTTATAATACACTTCTCCTCTTTACAAGCTGTATAATTTTTGTACAGCACCCCTCTTGAAACCCCTATGGTTACAGCGTTTATAAAGTACTTGCATTCTCTTTTTAAACTGTTAATGTTTATTCAATTAAATAACATTTACAAAAGGAGTAAATAATGAAATTAACAGAAGAAAAACACAACGATACAGCTAGAAGAAATCAAAGATATGAATTTGTAGAATCTTTAAATGATAAAGCTTTAAGCAGAATGATTTCTCACAATGATAATATAGTTGAGTCACAGATGCATAATTGCATGGTTGATGAAAGAGAAGTTAATAAAGATACATTTCAAGTAATATTAACTGTAGAATATATCAGAGACTAAACCCCTAACCACTTAATAAGCCCCTCTTTTGGGGCTTTAGGTGGTATAAGAAACACATTTACAAAGGAGTAAATAAAATTATGAATAACGAACTAATTAAACATATCAAAAGTTTAAATAAAAAAGAATTGATAGCTATTAATAATAATTATTATATGCCTAATCAATTTAGAGAATTAATAATTAATCTTATAAAAGGGAGTAAATAATGAAAACAATAACCAAAGAATATATGGTTTATGATTTTGAGGATTTAAAACAAAATGATGAACTATGCGAAATGATATATCAAAAATTTTGGATTGATAATGGAGATAATATAAATTCTTGGGCAGATGAAAATATAAACAGTTTTAAAAAGTTTGCAGAAACTTTGCAGATGAATTTTGATTGCTCATTATCAAATGCAGAATACCAAGATAGGGGTTGTTATATCAAATTAACTCCAAATTATCACCTTGATAACAAAGACTACAAAGAGTTATTAAAAGATTATAAAGGTAATGATTATTGTTTTTGTGATGAACTTCAAGCATTTACAAATAAATTATTAAGCAAAAAAGAATATAAAGTTTTATGTGAATGGTCTACAAATGATTTTGTTTTAGAAATACAAAATAAAATGTTTGATATGTGGTTTGCAGACAATCAATATTATTTTTCAAAAGAAAGTTTTTTAAATGATGTTGAAGCAAATGAATGGGAGTTTGATGAAAATGGCAATTTATTTTAAAGGAGCAAGATTAATGAATAAATTAACGAATCAAATAGATTCACTACCAATAGAGGGATAGTATGAAGATATCAAAAGTAGGTAAATTAAATTCTAGGAGTTGGAGCCTTGAAGCATTGGAAACTTGCCCCGCTTCTAAAGGCTCTGATGGGGAATTAGTCCCAGCTTGTAAGGGTTGCTATGCTGTAGGTGGTAATTATAGATTCAAGAATGTAAAAGAAGCTAGAAGCCATAATAAAAGAGATTGGCAACGTGAAGAATGGGTTGACGATATGATAGAGGAGTTAGATTCTGATAGATATTTTAGATGGTTTGATAGTGGCGATATGTACTCTTTAAAGTTAGCCGAGAAAATGTATGAGATATGCAAGGTTACTACATGGTGTAATCATTGGATACCTACAAGAATGCACAAGTTTAAAAAGTTTAGAGATGTTATTGATAGGCTTAATGCCCTTGATAATGTTGTTGTAAGGTTATCAAGTGATGGAATCAATGGAGAAATAATAGAAGAGGCGGAGTATTCCTCTACAATTATTCCCTTTATTGATAGCATAACTATAGCTACTGTATGCAATGCACCGCTACAAGATGGTAAATGCAAGAAGTGTAGAGCATGTTGGAATAAAGATGTTAAGGTTATAGCATACGCAGGACATGGGGCGAAGATGAAAAAACAACAGAGAGAACTAATACAAGTCATGGAAGTGGCATAATATAAAATAAAAAACCCCTATTAATTTGGGGGTGCTGTTAGCTTTTTAAAATACACAATAAGAGAGACTGACTGTGCCTGATTGTTTTATAAGACTATAAGACTTCAAAAACTTTTAAAACTATACAAGATTTACAAGATATAAACACCACTTATAATACAACATAACTAAACTTTATCGGACTCAATGAGAGCCTCTGTATTGAATAGTTGGGCAAAGTCTACCCCTAGTATCTAAAAAGTCTAAGCTCGATTCGACTGTATGAATGTACAGTACTATGAATCATTACTACACTTTAAAAGAAATGTAAAGCGAATCAACGAAAATAAATAAAATAAATATCTTGATTATTTGTTGACACTAAATTAAATTTATAGGTATCAAATAAATAAATAGCTAGAGGGCTATAAGAATATGAAACATAATAAAGAAATAACAATGCCAAACTTTGGCGAAGCTGTGAATGTTGATAGAGTAAAAGATTTTTCACTTGCTCAACTCAAAGCATTAGACAAGTTGCTAGATGGTAAGGCTACACAAAAAGATTATAACATTTTAAGAGGGGGTAAATAATGGAACATGATTATAATATTGAATGGGTAAATGAATATAGAATAGTTTGGGTAAATTCAGACTATGAAATTCAAGAAACATTTATAGAAGCTGAAAGTAAAAAGAAAGCAATTATAGAGTTCTTTACAGAAGTTGATGCTAATAATGTTGAAAATTTTAAAGTTAAAAAAGTTAAATAGGAGGGTAAGTAGATGATAAGTAAAACAATTTATAGAGTAGAAAGAAAAGGTACTAAGAACACAAGTGCCATGTTAAGTAATGATGTCAGAACTGCTAGACAACAACGAAGATATGAAGCTAAACTAAATAGACAAGCCAACAAGGAGGGCAACACAAATGGAAACAAATAAACTAACGAACTTTGTAATCTTTAATAACAAGAAAAGATTAGACATGATAAAAGAAATCTTTATAGAGGGAGACGCATTTTCAAAAATGACAGTTGACCAAAGGGAAAGAGAAAAGAACAAGCACAAGATACATAAAGAAAATGTGGTGTGTGTCAATGTGCTATCAGAGAATATGTTTATAAGGGAGGTGAAGCAATGACAAACTGGCATAAAACAAGAATAGATAATATAGAATATCAGATTGAATGTGCTGTTCACAGACTTGAAAACTGGGAAAAAGCTATTGCTAAAGGCACAGAAGAAGATAGCTTTGATATAAGATTTTACAGAGAAAGGGGCGTTCGTAAATGTAAACAAGAACTTACAAAGTTAAACAGTAAATTAGAAAAGCTACAAGGCGTAGTTGATGCAAAGGAGGATAGATAGATGAAACATAAATACAAAAGCTTTATAAACGATAAAGAAAAGATGAGAGACTTTTACATCTTATCAAAGATAGAATTTTTAAAATCATATTCATACCTAACTGAATTAGAGTATGACTTAACAGCTAGAGAGGTGGCGTAATATGAAAAGATATAGAGACGTATACGAATACAGCACCATATCACACAGGGCTTATAGCGTAGCGAAACAGAACAGAAAATGGTGTAACACTTGGGTAGTTGTTGAGCCTAATAAAATACAGCTTGACAAACCCATAACAATTAGGAGGTTAAAAGAATGTTTGACATAAGCATAGCAACTGTAGTAATTTATATAATAGTAGGAGCATTAGTTGGCTACTACCTAAACAGGAGGGATTAACAATGAGTAATATAATAACAGAAACATACGCTGATAAACTGTATGAAGAACTATATGAAAAGCATTATGAAGAAGTAGGTAAGACTACAGATGATGTTGATTATATAGAGAGGGAAGCTGAAAGATTAGCTTTGATAGATTTAGATAACTTTGAAATGGAGGGATAAAGATATGAGTAAACTATATAGAGAATATGAATATGAAAAAGAATGTGTACTTGACACACTTGACAAACTTGAAATGAGTGTAAGGTTTCTAAATGTATGGGTAAGTGAGCCTATGGGTTTACAGAACGCTAAGTACGTACTAGAAAAGAACTCTAACAGAACATACGATTTGTTAGATATTAATATGGTAAAAGAATTAGTAGAGGAGGAAGTCAGATGAGTCATAATTTAATGATGAAGATATCTATCATGGGTATGGTAGTAAGTGCATGGATATTATACTTACTTAATGGAGGTGCAGTATGCGTGATTGGATAGAAGGAACTAAACCTAAGTACATTGAATGTCTGTATACAACAGCAATAGAGTTTGACTTAGAGGAATTAGATATTGATTATGATACCATTAAGGACTACCATATAAAGTATGGCACACTTTATGTTGAGTTTAAAGATGGGACAAGTGAAAGCTATGAAGGTAATCAAAGAGAAACTGATTATAAATGGGCAACAAGTGAAGGTGTATTTGATGAGAGTTGGACTTTAGTGGAGGGATTGAACTGATGATAATATATGAAGGCATAACAAAAGAGATAGAAGATATCAAAGATGCAGTAGCTAGACAAGAGAAGGTACTGTATGAGATACTAAAAGCATTAAAACAAAAGGAGGTTGATGATGAACATTAATACAATGGAAAGAGAAATACTAAGAGCCATTGAGAAAGAAAAACAATATCTACATAATAACTTTAGAAAATGGGAAACCGTTGAAGATAGTTTTATAGATTTAGAAAAGTTTGTTTGTAAATTATTTACAGCATATAAAGGAGATTGATGATGAGTGATGAACACGTTATATTAGAAGGTAAAGTTATGTGGGCTTTCTTAGACAAGCCAAATCATTTTGATTATTATGGATTATTTTTAATCCCTAATAAAAAATCTTTACAAGTTGTAAAAGAAAATAACTTTTATAATTTTAAAGAAGAACGTGGGTATGTTTCTTTACAGAATAAAGAATTAGATTTTAGTATTTATGATAAAGAAAATAATTTAATTATGAATTTAGATTATTATCTAGGAAACAATAGTCATATTAAAGTAAGATGTAAATCTTTTATAGGTAAAATGGTTAATCAAAAATGTTTGTATTTAGAATCTTTAAAGATATTAAAACATATTAAAATAAAATCAGATATTAATTGGGAGGTAAAATGAACAGAACATTATACAAAAGACTAGAAGATATATGTGCAAGAGAATATGTGGTCAATAAATTATCTGAAGATAAGTTCAGGACATTTGTCGACTTTCTTTATGATGACATAAGAACATGGGACAGACCAACAGATGTATCAGATGTTGATGTTATACATAGGATAGAAGAACATCTAAGCTACATAGTGAGCAAGAGATTACCTGATGCACACATAGGTACTAACCATGACTAACAATCCATTAGAAAGGCTTAGAAAAAAATTATTATTTTTACTTGACAACACAAAAAATAAGTTTAGAATGCTTATAAAATCTAAACAAAATAATAAAATAATTATTAATAAAGATATTAAAAATAATATTCCTAAACATTTAAAGGGATTAAATAATAAACAATTAAAAGATTTACAAAGTCTTTTTAAAATGAGGATATAAAATTGAAAGAAGAATGTAAGCTAACACCTATGACTAAGGAAGAGTATAGAGTATGGGAAGATTATGTTATTAATTATAATCACAGGAATCCTACCGACCAGATATCTTATGAAGTTACATTTATTAATAATGATATCTATGAAGTTAAATTATTAGACTTAAAGGTTGACAGAGAGGGAGAGTAGTAGTATCATAGATACTTATTTCAGGTATGTCCAAAGGTGTAGCCCTCAACTAACCTTCCTGAACCTAAAGACATACGATTATATCGTGCTAGTTTCTGGTCTAGTGCCAACAAAACCAGACTAAGTTTTAAAAGTTTTGCAGGTGTCCGAGCTACTGTAAAAACTTTAGAGGTGGCAACACTTATTAAAGTTGTAGATGACATGGGATAAGAACTAAACCGGAGACCTTCCCTGCAAATTAAATCCTAGATTAAATTCGGGGTAGTCAGTCGTTCGGTGACTATAAAAGATAATGTTCGGGTGCTGGGTATCACTTTAAAGTACCCACTTTTAACTGGAGGGTTATTATGAATTTATATTTTAAATCAACAACACTAGACAAAGAGATAGGTTGGACATGGAAAGACATGGACAAAACCTACTGGGATACTTGGATACCTAAGAAGTCTGATATCAAAATCATTACAAGACTTAACAAAGAACAAAAGAAAGAAGCACTTGATGAGTTATGGGAAGACTTGCAAGGGGCTATACAATTTACACGTGATAGAAACAACGCAAGACGTAGAGCAAAAAGACTTGCACAAGTAAACAAAACGTGATAGAATCTGAACACTTAATACTAAAAAACTAAACCAACGGAGGTAATTATATGTATGAGTATGTAGAAGGAAAAGCTATGTGGGCTAATGTCAGCACACCAAACACTAAGTTTGAGCCACATAAGTATGGAATTGTTGTGTTGACTGATGAAGATACTGCTACCAGATTAGAGGGTGCAGGTTTATCAAGAGTAAGAACCAGAGATGGTCAAGCTAAGTATGATGAACCGGCTTTCTCATTCAGTAGAAAAGTAGAACGACATGATGGGACTACCAATCCTGCACCTAAGTTAGTTGACGCTGATGGTAACGACTTAGATGTTAGTCTTGGTAATGGCTCTGAAGTTACTGTGAAGATTAAACCTTACACAGGAAAGTATGGTACGTTTGCAGAGTTAATAGCTGTAAAGGTTACTAATTTAATTGAATACACTGAACCAAGTTCAGACAACGAGGAATTTTAATATGATTATTACTATTAAAAATGATGATGGCGAATCAGTCTATGATGTTTCAAAGATTGAGGACGAACAGAAGAGAGCAGGTGCTAATGTATCTATCAGTAAGATAGGAACATTGAATGTATTAGTAGAGGCATTGAACTATGCTTCGCAAGGACATCAAAGCAATCTTGAATCTGTATTAAAGGATAGCCCAGAGGCTGTCGTTGAACAAGAAGAAGAAACTGTAGAAGAAACTGTAGAAGATACAGACGAATCTTAATTCATAGTGAGGGCTAACATGGATAAAACTTGGGACAAACTACATCAACCTTGTCCACTTTGTAACAGTAGTGATGCTGTAGGAATCAACGAAGATGATTCAGCAAAGTGTTTCAGTTGTGGAGAATTTATGCCGAGCTATACTAACGCATGTGGAGGAAAGGATATGCAAACAGAAAAGATAATGACAACAACTAAACAACCTGATGTAGTAGATGAGGGAAAATTTTCAGCCTTAACAGACAGAAAAATATCTCAAGCTACAGCCACTAAGTACGGGGTTAAATGTGTACATGATTTACAAGGTAATATCGTTAAACATTTCTATCCGTTCTATAATGGACATGAGCTATCAGCTACTAAGGTTCGTAACGTAAGGAACAAAGATTTCTTTTTATCCGGTAGTTACAACGACACAGGTTTGTTTGGTCAGCAGTTATTTAAAGGTGGCAAGTATGTCACTATAACAGAAGGCGAGTGTGATGCTATGGCTACCTATGAACTCTTAGGTTCTAAGTGGGCTGTAGTATCTATCAAGCGTGGAGCAAACGGAGCAGTTAGGGATATCAAGGAAAGCCTTGAGTTCTTTGAAGAGTTTGAGAATGTAATCATTGCATTTGATAATGACAAGGCAGGTAAGGAAGCTTCTATTAAAGTTGCTAGACTATTCAAACCTAGTAAGGCTAAGATAGTTACGTTACCTAACGGATTCAAAGACCCTAACGACATGCTTCGTTCTAACAGACACAAAGAGTTTGTTGAATGTTGGTGGTCAGCTAAAGTTTATACACCCTCTGGTGTTATAAATGTATCTGAACAGCGTGAGAAGTTTCACAATCGTGAGAAGAAACAAAGCGTTCCTTATCCTTATGAAGGACTTAACAAGAAGTTGTATGGTCTTAGAGCAGGAGAACTGGTGACACTTACAGGTGGTACTGGTCTTGGTAAGTCAAGTGTGACAAGAGAACTTGAACATCATCTTATTAAGAACACTACTGATAACGTAGGTATCATAGCACTAGAAGAAGATTGGAGAAGAACCATTGATGGTATCTTATCTATTGAAGCTAATGCTAGGTTATACGTTGACCAAGAACGTGAGAAGTTTTCTAAAGAAGAACTAGATAAGATGTTTGATATACTTTATGATGGACAGAACAAGAATAGAGTATGGGTTCATTCACACTTTGGTACGAATGACATTGATGATATCTTTACTAAGCTTCGCTTTATGATTATAGGATGTGATTGCAAGTGGGTGGTCGTTGACCATTTACATATGTTAGTCAGTGCTGTGCATGAAGGAGATGAGAGACGTGCTATTGATTCTATCATGACTAGACTTAGAAGTTTGGTAGAAGAGACAGGTGCAGGAATCATTTTGGTTTCACACTTACGTAGAGTTGATGGTAATAAAGGACATGAGAATGGTATTGAAGTATCCCTCTCTCATCTAAGAGGTTCAAATAGTATTGGACAACTTAGTGATTGTGTGATAGCTTTAGAACGTAATCAACAATCAGATAATGAAGATGAAGCAAGAACTACAAAGCTTCGTATCTTAAAGTCTAGGTATACAGGAGATGTAGGTATGGCGTGTAGAGTTATATATGATGCAGAAACTGGCAGACTATCTGAAATATCGGATGATGACATAACCTTTGACGCTAGTCTTGACGAGGCATTTTAATGGACTTAGTATTTGACATAGAAACAGATGACCTTAAAGCAACTCTGGTACATTGTATCGTTGCTCAAGATATGGATACTGGAGAGATATATAAATTCCCTCCAGATAAATTGAAAGAAGGTTATGATATGTTAGCTAATGCAGATACTTTAATAGGACATAACATCATCGGATTTGACATACCTATGGTAGAGAAGTTCGGTGGTGTTGACTTGTCAAAGATACCAGTCATTGATACTCTTGTACTATCAAGACTGTTCAACCCTAATAGAGAAGGTGGTCATAGCCTTGAGAAGTGGGGTTACAAATTAGGATATCATAAGATAGATTTCTCAGACTATCTTAATTATTCTAAAGAGATGTTGGACTATTGTGTTAGAGATGTACAACTCAACGCTGTAGTATTAAAGAAACTTAGAGAGGAGAGTAAAGGATTCTCTAAACAATGTATAGCTATTGAACAAGGTGTAGCTAGGATAATGAAACAACAAGAAGTAAATGGATTTAAGTTTGATTTACAATCAGCATTGTTATTACTTGCTGAACTTAGAGAAAAGAAACAATCCATTGAAGATGAAGTTCACAATACATTTAAACCCAAGTGGGTAGATGATAAGTTAGTTAAGCCTTACATCAAGAAAGATGGAGACTTATCTAAGCGTGGACTTACAGATGATGAGTATCAAAGATGTTTAGATACAAATAACTTTGAACCTTTTATGAGACAAACACTACAAGACTTTAATCTTGGTAGTCGTAAACAGATAGGAGAATATCTTATTGACTTTGGTTGGAAGCCTGAAAGGTTTACACCTACAGGTCAGCCTATAGTAGATGAGAAAACCCTATCAGCAATCACACACATACACGAAGCTAAACTTATAGCAGACTTCTTACTACTTCAAAAGCGTATAGCTCAAGTTGATTCTTGGGTTGAAGGAGTACAAGAAGATGGAAGAGTACATGGCTTTGTAATACCTAATGGTGCTATCACAGGAAGAATGACACACAGGAATCCTAACATGGCACAAGTACCGGCAGTCTATAGTCCCTATGGTAAGGAATGTAGAGCATGTTGGACTGTAGAAGAAGGTAATGTTTTAATCGGAGTTGATGCTTCTGGTCTTGAGATTAGAATGTTAGCTCACTACATGAATGACGAGGAGTACACAAATGAAATTCTCAATGGAGACATACACACCGCTAATCAAAAACTTGCAAACCTTGAATCAAGAGATAAGGCAAAGACATTCATCTATGCACTTATGTACGGAGCAGGAGATGAAAAACTTGGAAGCGTGGTCGGAGGAAGTACATCAGATGGTAAGAGAGCTAGACAATATTTCTTTGATAATAAGCCTACATTTAAGTCTCTTAGAGACAGAGTACAAAGAGCTTCAGCAAAAAATTATCTCAAAGGATTAGATGGTAGGAAGCTATATGTTCGTAATCAACATTCAGCATTGAACACTTTGCTACAAGGTGCAGGTGCTATTGTAATGAAACAAGCATTGGTTATGTTAGATGATGTTTTAAAATTAAATGATATGGAATATAAGTTTGTAGCTAACATACATGATGAATGGCAGATAGAAGTACCAAAAGATAAAGCTGATTTTATAGGAAACTTTGCAGTAGATAGTATTGTAAAAGCAGGTACACATTTTAATCTTCGTTGTCCTTTAGATGGCGAATACAAGATAGGAGATAACTGGAGTGAAACCCACTAAAAAAGATAGAAAGAAGTTTGACATTGACTTAGAGTACGGAGAGATAAGAGAAGATAAAATAAAGGACATGCTAACTGGTAAGAAGATAGAAGTTAAATCAGAGAAAGGTATGTGGATGAAGACAGGTAACATATGTATAGAGTATGAGTCTTGGAATAAACCATCAGGAATCAGAGCAACAGAATCAGACTATTGGTTTCATAACTTATGTGTAGGAGACAACGAGTTCTGTACTCTTGTATTTAAAACAGATGTACTTAGAACTATTGTTGATGACCTTGATAGTTTTAAAACTGTATGTGGTGGAGACCATAACGCTAGTAAAATGTTCTTAGTTAATCTTCAGAAACTATTTTCATCAGATGTCATAAAAGCATTTAAGGAAACTGAAGATGAAAAAAAATAAGAAAACACTTGACACATTAGTAGAAGATATATATAATGAATTGTCGGCATTAGGAAAAGGCGAACATCTAAACATAGATGAGGACTCAATAGAGCAGTTTGGAGAGTCTATGAAACAGATTCTATACGACTGGTCACATCCTAGTCCACGTGGTAAACCCTCACTAAGAATGTCTAACATAGGTAAACAACCTAGACAATTATGGTATGAGATGAACTCTGATTCTGATAATACAGAAGTCATATCTCCACCTACATTTATTAAGTTCTTGTATGGACACTTACTTGAAGAGATAGTTTTATTTCTTGTTAAGTTATCTGGTCATACAGTTACTAGTGAACAAAAAGAGATAACAGTATCTGGAATTAAAGGACACATGGATTGTGTTATTGATGGAGAAGTTGTTGATGTTAAGACTGCTTCTAACTATGCCTTTAAGAAATTTAAAGATGGTACTCTAGCAGAGGATGACCCATTCGGATACATGGCTCAACTTGCAGGTTATGAATCAGCAGAAGGAACTACTCATGGTGGTTTCCTTGCTCTTAATAAAGAGTCTGGAGAGTTAGCTATGTTCAAGCCTGATAACTTTGATAAGCCTAATATTAAAAAGAAAATAACTGATATTAAAAAGGCTGTTAAGTTAGCAACACCACCTGATAAGTGTTATGATGATGAACCAGATGGTAAGTCTGGTAACATGAAACTTGCAAGGGGTTGTACTTGGTGTAGGTTTAAACATGATTGTCATAAAGATGCTAACGATGGTAAAGGGTTAAGAGTATTTAAATATTCAACAGGGTATAGATACTTAACTCAAGTACCTAAAGTTCCTAATGTTATAGAGGTAACACAAATATGAGTGGTAAGAAATCAAAACTGTTAAGACGTAAAGCTGAAGGATTACTTATAGGTTGGATTCAAAGCATGACTCCAGAAGGAGAAGATGCTAGTAAGATTACTAAGAAAAACTTACATGAGTTTCTACCGGAGCAAACACATATCTTTGCCAACAATAGATTTATGTTAAGTGCTTATAGTCTTAGATGGTTCTATAAGAAAGTAAAACAAAATCCTAACTTTCATTTGGAAGAGTTAAGTGGTTAGAAGAGTACCTAGAAAACCTAGACCAAAGAAAGTAAATGTACCTAAAGGGTATGACAGTTTATGGGAAGCAACGCTACATGAAACTGTACTACAAGAATGGAAACATCATTGGGATAACATTAACTATGTTGTTAAACATAAATACGAACCTGATTTTGTAAAGGTTATAGATGGCAAAACAATTTTACTAGAAGCTAAAGGTAGATTCTGGGACTATGCAGAGTATAGTAAGTACATACATGTTAGAGAAGCTTTACCTAAAGACTATGAGTTAGTCTTCTTATTTCAGAAGCCTTTCTCTCCAATGCCTCAAGCTAAGAAAAGAAAAGACGGAACAAAAAGAACTCATGCTGAATGGGCAGAGACAAATAATTTTAAATGGTATAGTGAAGATACACTACCGGATGATTGGAGAAACGATGAACTATAAATTTAACGAAGATAAAATTTTAAACGAAGTCAAAGCGTACATAGGTAATACATACGACCAACACTATGCTAATGGTAAGTACCAAGCAACAGATATGATAATTGATTCAGGATATGGAGAAGGATTTTGTATTGGTAACATTATGAAATACGCTATGAGGTTTGGTAAGAAGAATGGTAAATCTAATCAAGACCTTATGAAGATTATGCACTATACTATAATAGCTTTATACGTAAACAAAAAGGAAGATAATAATGATTGAAGATAAGATAGGGAATAAACCATACTTAGGTATAGAAATAGATTACGACAGAGAAAAAACTTTTGATAAGTTTAGTCTTGACACATTAAAAGATAGGTATCTTTGGGAGAATGAAACACATGCACAAGAAGCATTCGCAAGAGCCTCCGTCTTCGGAGCAACCTTCAAAGGTGAGACAGATTTTGAATTGGCTCAAAGACTTTATAACTACAGTTCCCAAAGGTGGTTCATGTTTAGCACTCCTATACTTAGTAACGGAGGGACAACTCGTGGGCTTCCTATCAGTTGCTTTCTTAATTATGTTCCTGATAGCAGGGGTGGTTTATCAGCTCATTACGATGAGAATATATGGTTGGCAAGTTCGGGTGGTGGTATCGGTGGATATTGGGGAGACATTAGAAGTAACGGTATATCTACTGCTCATGGCAGTCGTTCTACTGGCTCAATTCCTTTCATGCATGTAGTTGATTCACAGATGTTAGCCTTCAATCAAGGTACAACAAGACGTGGTTCTTATGCGGCTTACATGGACATCAGTCATCCAGAGATTGAAGAGTTCATTAACATGCGTAAAGAATCCGGTGGAGATATAAACAGAAAGAATCTAAACATACACAACGGAGTTAATATTACAGACGCTTTCCTTGAAGCAGTAGAGAAAGATGATGATTGGAGATTGATTGACCCTAAGACTAACGAAGCTGTTAAGATAATAAACGCTAGAGATTTATGGTGGCAAATCATTCATGCTAGAGCAGAGACAGGCGAACCCTATATGATTAATATAGATACCTGTAATAAATATCTACCTAAAGCACAGAAAGATTTAGGTCTTAAGATTAGACAGAGTAACCTGTGTTCAGAAATTACTCTACCAACAGACGAAGAACGAACAGCAGTATGTTGTTTATCTTCTGTAAACTTAGAACACTTTGATACTTGGTCAAAGGATGATAACTTCATACAAGATTTAATAACCATGCTTGACAATGTTTTACAGCACTACATTGACAATGCAATAGACACAACACAGTTAGGAGAATACAGTGCAAATTTTAAAAGATTTCAAAAATACGTTAGAGAAGGTAAAGAAGGATTTACTAAATCTGCCTATTCGGCATATAGAGAAAGAAGTCTCGGACTCGGTGCAATGGGCTTTCATGCATACTTACAAAGCAGGGACATACCTTTTGAAGGTATCTATGCAACTGGCTTCAACTATAAAGCATTCCTTTATATCAATGGTAAAGCAAACGAAGCTACCAAAGAGTTGGCTATACAACGTGGAGAAGCTCCTGACATACATGGTACAGGTAAGCGTAATGCTAACCTCATGGCTATTGCTCCTAACGCTAGTAGTGGTATTATATGTAGTGGCACTTCCCCTAGTATTGAGCCTTATAGGGCTAACTGTTATACTCATAAAACTTTGTCCGGTTCTTACCAAGTTAAAAACAAATATCTTGAAAAGCTTTTTAAAACTAAAGGATTTAAGGGTAAGGAGTTAGAAAATATTTGGAAAGATATATCAGCTAACGAAGGTTCAGTACAACACTTAGATATACTGACTGATGACGAGAAAGAAATATTTAAAACAGCAAATGAGATAAATCAAATATGGATTGTAGAACACGCTTACAAAAGACAAGAGTTTGTTAGCCAAGCACAGTCTGTAAATTTATTCTTTACTCTACCTAAGAGTACAGAGCCTCAAGAAGTACATGATGAATACATGCAGTATGTAAATGATGTACATTGGTACGGTATGAATAAATTAAAATCGTTGTATTACTTTAGAACTAATGCAGCACGTAATGTAGAGAATGTAAACACTAAAGTTCCTCGTATAAGATTAGATGACGTGGAATGTATCGCCTGTGAGGGATAATATGAATTGTTATAATTGTAACAGTGAATTGATATGGGGTGGCGACCATGACATAGAAGAAGAAAATGAAGAGTACATAATGGAAACTAATTTAAGTTGTCCTGCATGTAATTCTTTTGTAATAATATATACACCAAAGGAAAAATTATGAGCCTATTAAAAACTAGAGATTACTATAAACCGTTTGAATATCCGTGGATGTACGAGTACTACAAACTACAGAATCAAATGCACTGGATGCCTGAATCTGTACCCTTACATACAGATGTTAAAGATTGGCAGGATGTAACACCTGAAGAAAAACATTTACTTACACAGATATTTAGATTGTTTACTCAATCAGATGTTGACGTAGCTTCGGGTTATATAGATAAGTACATGCCTATCTTTAAAAAACCTGAAGCAAGAATGATGATGTCATCTTTTGCTAACATGGAATCAATACATCAAGATGCATACAGCTTACTACTTGATACAGTTGGTATGCCTGAAATAGAATACAAAGCTTTCTCGGAGTATGAAGAGATGGCTAACAAACATGATTACGTTGGAGAGTTTAAACCTCTTAAGTCTGACAAAAGAACTATAGCTAAAACACTAGCAGTTTATTCAGCTTTTACAGAAGGACTACAGTTGTTCTCTAGCTTTGCAATCTTATTAAACTTTCCAAGATTCGGTAAGATGAAAGGTATGGGACAGATAGTTACTTACTCTATTCGTGATGAGTCTATGCATGTTGAAGCTATGACCAAACTGTTCAGAGAATTTATCCAAGAGAACATAGAGATATGGACAGATGATTTCAAAGCAGAGCTTTATCAAATTTGTAGAGAGATGGTTGAGTTAGAAGATAAGTTCTTAGACTTAGTGTTTGAGATGGGAGACTTAAAAGGACTAACTAAAAAAGATATGTATGCTTACAATAGATACATAGCTGATAGAAGGTTACTTCAACTAGGACTCAAGACTAACTATGACCAGAAAGAAAATCCACTTGGTTGGATTGATGAGGTTATGGGTGTCGAACATCAGAACTTCTTTGAGGGTAGAGCAACTACTTATATGAAAGCAGGATTAAGAGGTAGTCAAAATAATATAACCTTCACAAATCTAGAGGAATAAAATGATTAACAAAGAAGAAGCTAATTTAGTAAGCTTCAAAATACTCTTAACAAGAGATAACAAAATAGTTACAGAGTTTAGTATGTTACCGGAGAATATGGTTGATGAGGTGTTCCCTCTTGATGATAGACCCTTAATGAAAACCATTATCAGAAATGGCAAAGCTAAACTAGAAAACTTACATGACTACTTTCAAAGAGAACTTAATGTTCTAAAGTAGTGTAGATAATAATATCATCTTTCTTACCCTTTACTTTTATAGGGTCTAGATACCTAGTGGGTATATCAGAGTTCATAGCTGTGGTGTACCCAATTACTATATCTTCTCCTACTTCTTTAGTAGAACTTTCTAACCTTGCTGCTAGATTAACAGCGTCTCCAATTGCAGAGTAATCAAACCTTGTATCGCTTCCCATATTACCTATTACCGCCTCTCCTGTATTTATCCCTATACCTATCTCTATTCCTAAATCGGCTTCAGCCATATCTTGTTTTATTTTCAAGGCTGTTTGAACTGCTTTGGTTTCGTGTTGTTCTAGGTCTATAGGTGCATTGAAGATAGCCATCATTGCATCTCCTATATACTTATCTACCATACCACCATACTCTTTAACTGCATTAGCTTGTATGGTTAGTGCCTTGTTCATTATCTCTGTAACTTCTTCCGGCTCTAGAGTTTCTGATAAACTTGTAAAGCCTCTCACGTCTGTAAATAAAAACGTACAACGTCTTCGTTCTCCGCCTAACTTCAAAAGCTCTGGATTATCTTGTAGTTGTTTGACTTGTCTTGGGTCAAGGTAATGTTCAAACTGTTTCTTTATAAGCTGTCTAAGTTTGAATTGTGTTCTAAAGTTTAGATAGAATTGTTGGGTAGCAATAAGTGTCATACTTATCATGCCCCATGTAAAGTCTATCAAGATATTAGAGCTTACAAAGTGATACTCCATATATCCCATTAAAGAAAACAAACCTAAGAAGGATACAACACCCTTAGTGATACCAAGATAATTGATTGCAAGAGCTGTGAGTAAGCCTGACAGTACCAATAACAATAGCTCAACAAACAATCTATAGTCTGGTATGTAAGGAGTATCCATCAACATACTTTCTGATAGAGCAGCTTGTATCTTATGAGGTTCTAATAACCCGACAGGTGTTGCAAGTTGTGGGGATATTCCCTTTGCTGTAAAGCCTACGAACACAAACTTATTAGCTACATCTAGTTCTTCTAGTGTAGTCTGTGGTGTATCTACCCAGCTAATCCATTTACGACCAAGACTATCTGTGGCAATGGGTGGAATGCCTCTCACTCTAACCTGTTCTATTCCATTCAGATTTGTGACAATCTGATAAGTTCGACCACCTCCTAGTATTTTTAAAACTTCCGTTCCAAACGAAGCGACCCACCCATTATTAGTTTGTTGTAGTAAAGGTATTCTCCTTACTAAATTATCTACATCTACTGGTGCAGATATAGCACCTTGATTAGCTGATTGTTTTAAAGGCTCTATGTTCTCTAAGAAACCTTGAGCTTTAGGTAAAGACACTATTGGTCCTTTGATAACAGTACCAACTGTCTTTGGATAATTACCATTAGTTACTTCAGGCATAGCTATGACACTTGGAGAGCTTTGTAAAGCTTTAGAGAATGCATCATCTCCACCTAGTCTATCTGCATGTGGGAATAACATCACCCATCCCACGCCTAATGCACCTTTGTTTATTATATCGTTATGAATCTTTGCAAGTGTTTCTCTAGGCAAAGGATATCCACCCTGTTCATCTAGGAATTGTTCGCCTATGTTGAGGATTGTAAAGTGTCCGGTTGGACTTTGTTCAGTTATAAGAGCATCAAAGGTTTTGAGTCTTAGTACTTCTAGTGGTACACTATTGAAGAGGAGAGGTAAAGTTAATAGAGTTAATAAGGTAATTGCCCACTTCATGTTAGTCTCCTTGCGTTATAGTTATGCTAGAGTTACCACCACCATTGACAACTATCTGTGTACTCTTACCGTTCTGTATCATTACAACGGTGTAAGCATTTGTTTTATCTAAGTCTAATTTAATCGTGTCTTCTAAAGCTTTGTAAAATGTTATGACGTTATCTGTCATAAAAGTATTTATCTGAGTCTCACTATCGTAACCAATTTGCGTACCTTTTAAATCTATATCAGACTTTAAAAGTGTTGAAGTTTGGTCTAGCTCATTGACATCTTCTATAATGTCTAACAAGTCTTCAAGAAAGTTTACATCAAGATAGTTAATGTCAAGCTCTGTAAATTCTAATTCATCTTCTGCAAGATAATCTATTTCTAAATCATCAAACTCAAGGTAGTCAACATCAAGAAGATTAGTGTTGCTCCCTCCATCTTGTCCTTCATTCTCTTTTATTTCCTGTGGTTTATTTACAATTAACATGTTATCAATTAACTCAAGAGTCAAGTCAAGGATAACGGGATTAGTGGGTTTAGTTTCAAACATAGAAACTGTAGTAGCTTGATAAGGCTTGTTAAGAACCACCTGTCCCATTGCTGTAGATACAACAATCTCCCCACTTGGAAGACCATCGTCATCAGGTAATAAAATAATTAGACTTCTACCTAACTCATCAACAGTCACGGTAAAGTCTGTACCACGTATACCTATCGTGGCACTTGGAGTTTGTATAGATATGTTTTCTTTATCTATAGATGCTAACTTACCAGTGATAAACCTTGCAGTACCACTAGCAAATTGTAAAGCCATCTTAGACTTAGAAGGGTCTGGGTCATAGATAAATTCGTCTATAATTAATTCAGAATGCTCTGTCAATCTAACTTGACTGTCATCTAAAAAAGTAATGCCCAATCTCCCGTTAGAAGTTTGGACATTATCGTAGCTGTTTATGTCTAAAGAAAGAGAAGCTTGGAAGGTTTCGTCTAAGTCTTTAGGGACTTCTCTTACGACTCTACCTGTTCCGTTTAGTTCAGTTATGTTGCCTATATTAGCAACCGACTGTACTTCCCCCATCGTTCTGAATGACACAGATAGTACCATTAGAACCAGTAGAATTAATTTGTAACCAGTCATTGTCTAAAGTACTCATTTGTTGTATGTTAAATGTTCTAGAATTACCTGTTTGATTTAACTTAAAGTAACCACCTGCATAGCCTTGACCAGTAAAGTTGATAGTATTATCGTTACCATCTACATCTACATCATTAGTAGCGTCAGTGTAGTTAATGTTAAAATCAAGTGTGTTGCCATCTCCATTAATAACCCAGTCAACATCTGCATTACTTGCAAGAGCTGTAGTTGCTAAGTCTAATGTAAAGGTATTTGTACCACCTGTTACATCAACATTAACATCAGAACCATCAGCACCATAAGTATTAGTAGGGTCTATTTGTACATTGAATACGTTAGTAGAACCATCAAACTCCCAAAAACCTACAAAGTTATCAGCAGTAATGTCTCCTAAGAACTTATTGTTTGAACCAATTTGATTCACGTCTATGGTTTGTGTAGCACCGTCTAAGTCTAATGCAGTCATAGTACCAGCAATTGCATCAGCTCCACCTATGATGTTACCTGAACCTAACTGTTCAGCATCTAGATTAAACGTAGCACCTGATTGGTCTATGTATATTTCGTTGTCAGCCCCGTATAGCACTGATACATTCATCAGTACAATTAGGCTTAATAATTTTAGTTTGTTCATATTTCCAATAGCCTCTCTCTATTCCAATATTGATTATATTTAATACTCCAGTCTCTACAGCTTTTTGCAACGCTATAGAAACACTTTCATTCTCTGATATACCACCTTCTATTTCTACTAGCTCTGTGCCAGTTTCAATAAAACGAAATACATCCTGAGAAACACTTGTAGATAAAATGCTTTTGGATACTAATGTTTCCATAAGAACTTCACCGGTAGATACAGATACTAACCTTAAAGATATAGTAACTGTGTCTTCCCTAAACTGTTTGCTTGTTCCAATACCTAAGTATCTTGCACCAGAACCACCAGATTTTAAATTAGCTTCGTAACTAATCACTCCACCCTGAACTAACAACCCTGCAAATAACAGTGGTTGCATCTTATTATCTTCTTTAAAATCTTTACGTGTACTACGTATAAGTTGTCTTTCTTTTGTTAGGTCATCTAAACCTACACGTTCTACAACTCTAAAAAACTCTCCACCTGCTGTATGCTTAAAAGCTCTAATAAGAAAAGCTTCAGGTGCTTGTGTTACTGCTGTACTAAACAAAGCAAAAGTACTGTTACTTCTACGCTGTCCTGTTAAGTCCCTAAAACTATTAGGGTATATTGCTATCGTTGGTTTTACTTTAGCTGGTGGTAAATTTCTTAATTCTTCTGATTGTAAATCTAATGTAGAACTTGACTGGATTCTTTTAGTTAAAACTAAGTCTCCACTCTCCTGTACTACTGCACAACTAGAAAGTAAAGTTACCAACAGGCAAAGATATAGTCGTTGAATTGCCATCACTGTCCGTTATAGTTAAAGTTATTATTCCGTCTTCTACCTTGTATACTATTGTATTGCCTTCTAAAGTTAGTGTACCAAAATCAGAAGGAGTTTCTCCAAATAAATTTTCTACTAACTGTCTTGACAACTGTGAGTATATACGTGATTCCAAGTTCCTTATGAACCTTGCAAGTGTTGTATTCTCTTTGTCTCTTTCTATCTGGTCTTGTAAAGCTTTTATCTCTGCAGCAAGGGCTTGTTTTCTATTGAACTCTTGGTTCTGAATTGTAAGATAATGTGAGCTAGTATTAACACCACTAAAGCTAGGACTCTTAAACTTAAATACAACTTCATCTGCAATACTTCCTACAGACCAAAACATAATTAGCATAGACCAAAAGAACATACAAAACTTGCAGTTCCTTTCACTCTTTTTACTTTTAAATGTTGGTTTTAATTTCATTGTATATTCTCTAACACACTTACTATAAATAAGAATACAAATATACTTATTATAGGTAATTCTAATTTAATCTTTTCTTTGGTCATCTCTATCTGCCTTCGCTAATCTATCGGTATGCATTAATTGTGGTACGCCAAGTATAGTTTTAAGAAGCGTATCTTGTCTAATAATTTCATTGTCTACAGAACGTACTCTATCTATAAGAGCTACTAAGATACCATGTTGTGAATCTAACTTTGCTCCTAGTCTTGATTCTATTTCTGATATTTGAGCAGATACCTTTTCATCAAGCACATCTACTTTAGTTTCCATACCATCAATAATTTTATTAATAAGTTTCCAGATAAACATACCTAGACCTATAGCTGCTGCTATTGGAAAACCAACTTCATTAATTAATTGAACTACAGAATCCATTAGTCTTTCTGTGTGTTAGAAGCTCCAAAGTAAAAAGATATAACAGCACTTGCTAATCCACCAAGATATCCGAGTACAAGGTTTATAAGAGCTTCAGAGTTCTGCTCTGGTGGTTGTAGAGTAACAAGGAATATGTATCCCATGAAACCACCAACAACAGCTATACCCATGATACGGGCTGTCCAGTCTTTACTAAACTTATTTCTAGCATCTTGTCCATCTTGTGTCTCTAACTTAAATACATCTACTTCAAGCTCTTTCATCTGTACTTCAAAAGCTTGTTCAGCTTTTTTAAGTTCTAACATTTGTTCAGGTGTAGCTTCGGCTAATCCTTTCTCTATAGCCTTTGGAGTATTAGGAACACCTAACACTTCTGATATCATGTTAGCCGCCATTCCTCCCATTGGTCCACCTAATGCAGTTCCTAATGTAGGTGCAACAGCTCCAACTATGTTTTTTAATAATGCTTTCATTCTTTTTCCTTATATATTATCTCTGTTAAATCTTCAAATAAAATTCTAAATTCTTTTAAAGAAACAAAACTCATATTGTTTTTTCCTTGTAAAAGACAGTACTGCCTGTAGCAATCTTCTAATTGCTTTTCAGTGTATAATATCATTTACTGTTCTAAAACTATTTTTTGTAGTTCTATACTACGTCTACCTACTTGTCTAAACCAACGACTGTCTTCCATTTGTACAGCCATTTCTTTCCAATCATGGTTTCTACAAGCCTTTAACATGTTACGAAACTTTGAAAGTCTTGTACCACCTAAGTTAAAACACATGTTTACTAATACTCTTTGTATAGGCTCTGGAAGTTTTTCAAAGTCTTCCTCACTACCAAAAACATGTATGGTTTCCTTATGATGCTTTTTAAAGTCATCCTCATAGTACATGTCTACAACTTCTTGAGTAACAGGTGTACCAACTTCCCAATCATATTCAGGGTCTTCTGGTTGGCAAAGGTGTCCAACTCCTAAAGTTTTATAGCCTAGACTATCTTTGTATATTTCTAAAACCTCGCCTTCGTGTCTTTTTATTTCAGCCTTGCAAAGTTCTATATCTAATTTATTATTTTTCTTGAAAAACATTTAATCCTAATTCCTCCATTTGTGATGAGTAAGGTTGTCCTGTAAAAGGGTCTACTCTATCTTCAGGTTCATCCTTTGTATAAGGCACGTCTACTTCACCACCTTTAAATTTGTTAAGTCTTTTAAATTTTTCTTCTGCTTGTTTACCTTCTAACTTTCTTAATTCAACTAAATATATTTCATATTCTGCACTAAGTTTTATAATTTCTTCTCCTACTTCTTCTAATTCTTTATCTCTTTCTTCTGTTGATTTATATACTGCTGTACCGTATTTTTTAAAATTACTTAATATTCTTCTTTCTTTAGTTTGTAGTTTTTTTAACTCTTGCTTGTACTCTAATTCTTTACCTAATTTATTTACTTCAGCATCTTGAGGTCTTAATTTAAACCCTAATCCATATGCTATAGAAGCCCAAGGCATGTCAGGAGCTACATATTTTGAACCATATATTTGTTCTGAATCTACTTGTCCAGTTTTTAAAGATTTAGCCTTTTCATATTTTTTATATGCATAAGTCCCTTTTATAAAAGGCATGTTAGGAGGTATTCTACTACCAAAATGTTTAGCTATTTCAAAAGTACTATCAGTATCAACTCCTAAATCTTCTAAAGATTGTCCAGTAAAAGGGTCTGTTTTAAACATAAAATTAGCAATAGCATCCACATATAAACCACCCGGCTGTAAAGGAGAAGGTACTCCGGGAATACCTACACTACTTTCTCTTTGTTCAAAAATATCTCCTCCGGGAATCCATCTACTTACATCAAAATATAAAGCATTGCCCTCATCATCATCAAAAGGTATTCTTATATTTGTGTAAGGCATAGCGTCTCCTATTACAGGAACATCACCAAACATTCTTTTACGTTGTTGTTCTCTCATAGTAAGCCTGTCTATTTGCTCACCTGTTTTGTCTTCTTTTAAATAAGCAGAACCTTCATTCATTGCGTGTCCAAATGCTGCCCATTTCGCAAACTTATGAGGTCTTAAAGTAGCTGCTTCAGCTAATAAAGGTATTACTCTGTATGTGTAACTAACAAAAGGCACAAAAGTTCTTTTTGCAAGTTTAACAACTGGAGCATTAATATCATAATCAATAAACCACTTACGAGCATCTAATGCTGCATCAACTTGAGAATAACCTTTATCTAACCTGTCCATATATACAGCCATTCTAAATATTTGGTCTTCAAACTGATATAGTTTTTCCATCTGGTCTGTTGTATATTTTTTACCAAAGTTTACAACTTGTTTTACTTTTTCAACTATTCCAGAACCAAATTTATCTCCTCTTAAAGCTGTTAAAGCTTTTTCAATTTCTGTAGTTGAGTTTCTAAATTCTCTAGAAATAAAATCAGCATCAAAAATACCATCTAACTTTGCTTGTTTATGAATAGCTGAATTTTTATTCATCATTTCTTTCCAAGCTTTACCTACGTATTTTAAATCAGCATCTGCAAAATCTATTAACATTACGTTAGAAGCAGTATTACCTACGTGAGTTCCAAAATTCCAAGCTGTTTTTGTTTTCTTCCACAAGTTTTGAAGTCCATCTAAGTTTCTTCCCCAATCAGCTTTAGAGTAACCGTAAATGTGTTTTAAATCACTAAACACATCTTTATTAACATACATACCATTAAGCTGTCCGTATTGTGGTTTATCAGTACCTTTAACTTTTACATCTGGAACTAATACAAAATTTTTCTGGTCTCCTATATCTAAAGATTTATATTTGTCCTTACTTAATACGAAATTAGGATTCTGAGATAGCTCATCAAAAAATCTAGCAGTAGATAAATCATTAGCAAATAGTCTACCTGTTTCAGCTATAGCATAAGAAGCATCTTCAATTTCTTGCATTTGTATTCTTTCATCTTTAGTAAAATCTCTACGAATTTTAACACGACCATCTTTATATTCTTCTACAACTTTCCAGCCTTCATCTTTCCAAGTTGTTTTAGGGTCATTAAAAGATTTTAAAGTTATTTTTTCTTCTAAACCTCTAGGTTTTAATTCATCTCCTATTAATCTAATTTCAGATAAGTTGTCATACTTAACAGTATTAGTAGATTCTTTAGGTTTTAAATAACTTCTTTTTAAATATGTATTTATATTTTGTTTAACAACATTAGCATCAACCAATCCTCTTTGAGTAAACTCATTTGCATATTTAGTTATTAATTTTCTAGACTCATCATTAATAGCTAATGCTTCTGGAGATAACTTTTCTACTCCTTGTATATCACCTACCATAAAATTATAAAGTAATTTATTTTGTTCAGGACTTAAATCTTTTTCAGCACGAGCAAGAATGTCATAAAATTCTGAACCAATTTCATTTTTATTAATTCTATATTGTTGTTTTAATTTTATATAGTCTGGAGTTAAACCATAAGAATCAATAACACCTCTACCAACAATGTCTTTGATATAATCATCTTTGTACTTAATATTTTTAGCACCTTTAATACTAGCTGCTAAAATTAAACCACTTGTTATTTTTTCTTTGTAAGAAGCTTCAGGGTCACTGTAGCCATTATAACCTGCAATAAATCCTAAACTTTCTCCGGGATTGTTAAAGATTGCATTTTTAATAGGAGTTCCAACATAGTCTTGATACTTTTTAAGTATAGGATTTTTTAAATTGTATTTAGTTTTATCAGTTTTTGAAGTTTCCTTTACTATATTATCTTGTGCTTCTTTAACAGTCTCAACAGTTTTAGTTTGTGTTACCGGTGGCTCGTCAACAGTTTTAAAAATACTTCCTTTACCTCTAGCTTTCTGAACAACATCAACTAAGGCTCCACCACCTCCAGCCAATACTGTACCTGCAGCAGCTCCTATAACTGTGTTCTCTAATCTTTTTTGAAGTAAACTAGCATCTTTATCTTGTAATAAAGTTCTTTCATTTTCTGCAGTATATCCTAAAGAGGATACAGCAGCACCACTAACAGCTCCATATTTTGTAAGCTCCATAAGGTTTTTAGCTTTTTTACCTTTTGAAAGCCATCCTACTATAGGTACATAACTTACTGGGTCTGCAACAACTGCAGAACCTAGAAAAGCTATCATAGCATCTTTACCGTATTCTTCGCTTTCTAATATAGCTTTAAGTTTTTTATCCTTTTCTTTTAGTTTTTCTGATAAACCATCCCAACCAAAATATTCTCCAGCTTTCCCAAATAATTGTCCTATACCTCTAGCACTATCAGAAGCTCCCATGCTTACAGCATATTTCATAGCTTCTTCTTTATCTAATTTATAAAGAGGATTAACATTTTGTCTGACATACTCTATATGAGTTTTGTCATTTGAGTAATCTACCATGTATTACTTCCTTAAGAATTGATTAGTTTTTCTATTGTAATATAGGTGAGCTTCTCCACTTAAACCAAGATTGGGAAACATTAATTCTAAATTTAATCTTCCTAAATCTATAATGTTTAAGTCTTGATTTTTAGCTTTTTGTATTTGATTACCAATTAAATCTATAATTGGAGCATCATCACCAGTAAATAAATTTGTATAATCTTGTCTTAAGTTGTTAGGTATAGAATCTTTCAAATCTACAGCATCTGATATTTCTATTTCTTTTACTTCAGTAATAGTTTGAGTAGATGTAGTAGCTTCACTTCCTAGTTTATTAAACTTATCTCTCATTTGTTCTTGACTATATCCCATATTTTCAGCTATTTGTCTCTGCTTAGGTAATAAGGTATATACACCATCTCCATTTTGGTCTCCAGCAATATAGTTACCCTTTGAATCTTTAACACCTATAATCTGTGTACTAAACCAATCTGGAAAAGCATCTCCTTTGGATTTTTCATCTTGCCAATCTATAGCATATGAAGAAGGATTAGAACTTAAATATTCTCTAGCTGCTTGATATTGTTTAAAAGTAGGTCTTCCGTCTGCATTTTTTAATATGTCAGTTAAAGCAGAATGAGAATCTTTACCAGCTAATTCAAATAATTTATTAACGTCTGATTGTAAAACTCTATCATCGTCTGTTTTAGTTACAGTAGTATCAAGTATGACTGTATTTTCTGGTAAAAATTCTACCATACCAGAACCATCTTTTTTAAAAGTTGCTCCTTTAAGATAAGTAATCTCTTTTACTTTACCAGATACTTTATCTACTTCTTTTTTAGTTACTTGTTGACTTAAATCTTTACTAAAACCACCTGATTTTAAATTAAGTTTATTTATAATTTTAGCTGCATCTATTCCTTTATTAGTAAATGCATCATAAGCTTTTAGAGATGTAGACAACTCACCAAACTTATCAAACATAGCAGTTCCATATAATGCATCGTTAGCTCTTTCATTTTTAATTTTTAAAGTTTCTTCAGTTTCTTTCTTAATAAATCTTTTAGTTTTAGAACCTATCCAAGATGCAATGTTCCTAGGAGTATCTGCTTGTTGCTCATAATAATTTGTAAAGTCTTCAAAAGTTGGAATATTTTTTGTAGACTCAATTAAACTATTATACGAAGATAAATTATTTTTTGCTAACTTTGAAGCTTCTTCTCTTAAAGCTTTGTTATATTGAGCAGGGCTTAGATAACTAAAATCTTGTTGAGCTTCATTAGATAGCTGAGTGTAATATTTATTTTCTAAATAATCTTCAACACTAATACCTGCTTTAACTCTTTCAGCTTCAGAAGTTCTAAAACTTTGACTTCTATTAATTAAATTTTGATAAGCTGCTTTTTGAGGTAATTGATTTGCGTCTAATTCATCAGCTCTTTGATTAATTAAAGCATTAGCACCTGTAACAACAGTGTCAAAAGCAAGAAGTCTTTTAGCAAATTTTTCTTGCTTTTTAGCTTGTTCTTCATTATACTGCCTAGCTTCAGCAAATTTTTGTTCTGCATATTGCTGAGTTCCTTCATAATCATATCTTGCCATTTTACTGTCCTTGTCCTAATAAACTTTGTTGAGGTTGAGTTTCTTGTTCTTCAACCATAGGTTCTTCAGTTTTTGCTAATAAACTTTCTTGTGGTATATCTAAAGATTCTATTTGTGAAACTACATCAGAAGGTAAAACACCACTAGGAATCTGACCTTTATCTGTTTTTTCTTTTATAGTTTCTGCTATGTTTTTTGCTTTTTCTTCAAACAAAGTATCGTCTTCATCTTCATCATCGTCACTATCTATTCTATAACTTATACCTGCTTTTTCTGCTAATGACATTAACACATACATTAAAGGTTCCATTAACATCATCATTAAATCAGGATTCCATTTACCTTCTCTAAAACCTACATAACCTATTTGCATAGCTAAATCAGTAACAGGAACACCATCACCTAAAGCTAATACCATAGGCATGTAATTTTCTTCTAATAATAATTCAGCAACAGTATAATCTAAAGCTTCTTTAAAGTTTGTAAAATCTGGTGGTCCTTCAAAAGGTCTAGGCTCATCTGGATTAGATGTTAATGACTGACCCGGTATTGGTCTACCAGCTTGAGCAAAAGCATCTACAGCTTCTTGATTATATTCTTCCATACTATATTCCTATATTTTAAAAGGTTGATATTGTGAAGCTGCAAAGTTTGACATATATGAATCATATGCAGAGTTACCTTCACCTATTAAGTTATTTAAGTAATTAGAGTTTTGATAGTTTTGAACCATAAAATTATTACCAGATTTTTGCATTGAAAAGTCTACTTCTTTAAACACACTGTTATTAGAAGCAGCAGAATCATATATATCAGGTATATCAATGTTATAATAATCAGCACCTTCAGGTTGCTCGTAACCAAAAGCTTTAGCAGCTTTTTGAGTTAGTCCTGCTTTAGCTCCTCCTATTAAAGATTCTTTAACTGTTTCTTTAGCGTAATCTTTACCAGCTTCATAAATATCATAACTTGCCATGTCTTTTCTAATAGCTGAATCTTTGTCAAAAATATTAATTTTATCTAACAATCCTTTTTCTTTTGTCTGTGTTAATAATGAAGCAGTATCTACAGTTAAACCTTTTTCAACAGCTAATTTACCTGCGTCTATAGGTGTTATAGCTTTTGTAAAGTCATCAGTAGCTAAATCTAATAAATTTTTAGATTCTGGTGGAAGTTTACCTAAAGCTTTTGTATTAAATCCAGCTTTATCAAAACCTGTATCTGTAAGTATTTTTCCATCTTTATCAAAAATATTACCTGCACCATCTCCAAATTTTGTTTGGCTAACATCTACACCTTGTGCTAATATATCAGGACTAACAACAGGAGTACTAACAAAACCTCTACCTTTTAAAAAGTTACCTGTTCTATCTATAGCTCCGTTAATAGTTTCTGTTACTCCTGAATAAACTTTACCCACAAAAGTACCAGCTTTATTTACTAAATTTAAAGTGTGTCCTAAAGCTTTAGAACCCATACCAGCTTTACCTAGTAGTTTACTAGACCACGTGGCTAACTTTCCAGAAGCTCCAAAGAAACTTCCTAAAGCTTGTGTAGCATAAGGCATAAGAAACATCATACCTATCTGACCAACTATTCCTAGTTTACCTATAGCTCCTGTAACTTTTTTAAAGACTTTTTTAATTCCTTTACCTACTTTTTTAACAGCTTTTTTAATTCCTTTCCAAGCTTTACTTAATATTCCCATTATTTATTTCTCCTATTATCCAAATATACTATCTATAGTACTTGAAGCATTTCTAAAATTAGTTGACCAGTTTTTTGCAGCATCTCCTTCAGAACCTGCAGCAGCTATCATAGCTTGTAATTTTCTGTTAGCATCATTTTCAGCAAATCTAAAATCATAATCGGCTTGGTCTCTAAGTTCTTGCCATAAAAATGATTGAGCTGATGAAGATAAACCAAAAGCATTCTGTGCGTTCTGCTGATTAACAGCGTTTTGTGCTGCAGTATCTGCCATATTTGATTGCCTTCTCCAAGTTACATTAGAATTCATTACAGCTTGTTCGTTAGCAGCATTCCACTGTTGTCTATTAAAATCTAACTGTGCATTAAACTGACTTGTTTGATTTAATATAGAAGCATTAGCTTTATTAACATCTGCAATTCTATTAGCGTCTCTAGCGTTTGCAGCATTTTCAGATTGTGTATTAAATTGAGTAGCAGCATTTAATTGAGCAGTATTAAACTGATTCATTTGTGATTCTAAACTAGCCATAAATTGATTGGTTTGGTTTTCACTAGCACTATTAAATTGTCTTGCAGCATTATCAGCAGATTGATTAGATAATAATCTTTGTTGTTCTTGTTGACTTTTCATCATATTTGCTTGTTGCTCATTAGAAAGATTAGCCATGTCCATTTGTAAAAAACTTTGAGCATTAGTAACTGCTAACTTAGTTCTCTGGTCAACAGTTGCTAAATCTAAAGATGCCATAGCTGTAGCATTTTGCATAATAGATTGTTGTTCAGCATTCATATTTGTAATAGCTACTGTCTGCATAAACTTACTATTAGCTAACACTCTTTGTTGGTCGGCATTAAAGTTTGCCATATCCATATTAGCATTTGTTGTAGCATTATAAATAGCAGTTTGTTGGTCAACATTAAGTTGTGCAAGTCCCATGTCTTTAGCAATGTTAGCTTGTAACATATTAGTTTGCATAGTCTTATTAAGATTTGCAAGTTCTGTTTGTTGAGCAGCACTAAGGTTTTCTGAACCAGCTTGATTAAGGGCTGATAGATTTGCAAGTTTCATCTGTTGGTCATTACTAAGATTTGCAAGTTCCATCTGTTGCTTGAATCCAGCATTTTTAGATAAGAAATCTGCAGCTACTTGCATTTCTGCTAATCTTTCTTGATTTTCAGCAGTCATGTTTTCACGTTCTGTCTGATTAGCAATTTCTAAATTAGCTAGTTCTATCTGTTGCTCGTTACCTAAATTTTGAGCATTCATAGCTTGTTGATTCTGAGTATTAAGAACAGTAGCTTGTTGTCTATTTTGTAAGTTCTGTGTTCTTGTTTGTTGCTGTTGCTGCGCAGTAGTCATTACAGCTTGTTGATTAAATTGACTTTGCAAAGTTTTCATCTGTTGAGACATTTGTGCAGTTTGACTTGCAGCGTCTTGACGATTTGCTAAGTTTTGTAATCTTAATTGTTGTTGTTGAGTAGCTTCTTGTAAGTTTGCTTGTTGTAAGTTACCTAAGTTTTGAGCTGCTCTAGTTTGTAAAGCTTGTGCATTGCTTTGTGCCATTGGTAAAGCACTTTGAATAATAGCATTGAATAATGAATCTCTACCTACTGTAGAAACACTTAAACCTCTAGAAGCCATATTAGCATTAATAGCATCTACAGCAGGTCTAGCCCACATAGGAACTTCACCATCTTCCATACCACCTAGTAAGCTTTCCATTTGTGAAGATACTAAAGCTTCTGTAGGTAGTGCAGCAATAGCAGCATTAACTTCTACAGGATTCTCATCTACTTGAGCTGTCATTGTTGCAGGGTCTTCTACAATAGCTGCTGTTATTTCTGGTGGTAATTCACCTACTTCTGCAATCATAGAAGCAGCAGCACCTTTAGCGGCTGTTCCTGTTACTGTTCTACGTTTAGCAGCTTCATAACCTACTGTACCTATTATTTCTGCAGCTTGTCCATCTGTAGCTGGTACACCTGTAATAGCTTCACGAGTTCGTGCTTCTGCATCTGGAGTTTCTGAAACATTAACATCAGAAGCTCTTACTCCTCCTTCTGTAAGAAAAGCACCTGAAGATAAAACACCATCAATATCTTCTGCTTTAGCATCATCTGCGATTTTTTGTGAAATACTTGCAAAAGTTGCAGGGTCTGTTAAATTACTTATTTCAACAACTTTAGCTTTTGCTCCTTCAGATAACTCACCTAAAGCAGCTTTAACTTCAGGAGTTTGGTCTACTGTTACAGCATCATAAGTAGCTGTATCAATAGTTGTTGGAGTTTTTGCAAGTCCAGCTTTCATTGTTGCTACTTCTTCAGCAGCAGTAGGCTCTACTTTAACAGCGTCAACAGTAGGAGCTTCTCCCATTTGTACAGTATCTGCTTCAGTGCCTTCCATAGAAACTTTTTCAACGTCTGCAGTAGGTATCATTCCTTCTGGTATTTCACCAGCAGCTATTTGTTCTGCAGTTCTACCAGTTTGTATAACTCTTTTTCCTCTTTCTTCTTGAAGTTGTTCTGGAGTCCCTGTTATAGTTCCATCAGTAGGAGGAGTTACAGGAGGTGTTCCCGGAGGTGTATATGGAGGTGTATATGGAGGATTTATGCCACCACCCGGAGGTCTTGTTCCGTCTTCTGGAGGTGTATATACTCCTTGAGGTCTAACATCACCTTCTCTACCAATAAACATTTGGTCAGAGCCTTTACCGGTTGTTGGAGCTTGTTGAAAAGCTTGTGCAGTCCTAGCAACATCGTTAGTTGGCATATTTAAATCTTCTTGTGCGTTATACTCTTGTAAAGTTAAACCTGCTTTTGCTGCTGCAGCTTCTTCAATACTTGTATAAGTTTGTTGAGTATTACTAGGAGTAAACTGTCCAGCAGTTCTTGCTCTATATTGTTCTCCAGTTTCACCCGGCAGCCTTTCTATTAAGCCACTTTCTATTATTTGATTACCACTAGAATCAACTTGTTTTAATTTTTCTTCTGATGTAACTGTTCCTGTTCTTCTACGTGTACCAGTAGGTTGACCGGGTATAAACTTAGGCAAGTCATTTGTCATTCTAGGTTGTACAGCTTTCTTTGAAACTTGTTTAACAGCTTTTTGAATTGGTTTCTTTTTAACAGGCTGTATAGGTTTTAATTCTTTAGGTTCTTCTTCTCTTTGTATAGACATAGGAGGTTTTCTACGATTTATAGGAGCTTTTTGTATACCACCTACTTGAGCTTTTACTCTTCCACCTTTAGACAAATCAACTCTACCCTTAGTAGTTAGTTTTTTCTTATACTTTTTTAATTTATTATTATTTTCTTTATCCATTTATAAATACCTTTATGTATATTTTACTTGACTTCAAAGAGTTTGTC